CATTAATAACACCGTCTCGATCTAAACCAATTACACATTTAGGAGCAACATAGTCTGGTGCTGACAACGGATCTTCGCCCCAATAAATATCAACCATCTTGTTCCTCTGGATTTAGATTAGGTTCGTGTTGTTGTTTTTGACTATCACCTGGTGCAACACGATAATTATCTTCAACTGAGTCAGCTGTACTTACTTCAGTAATACTAGAACCTTCTTCTAAGCAAATTAATTGGTGAGGCTGTAACGGAGGATTATGCCATACATCGCCTTCTTTTAATATTTTTTCGTATAGTGTTGCGTTTTTAGTGTCAATCCATCTAACCTTAAAACTACCAGTATTAACAAACCAAGTTTCATCTTTTTCTCGATGAAAGTGCATGCTAAATTTTGCATTAGACTTTTCAAAGTACATAATCTTACCACAGTACTTGTCATTGGTTGCCCAAATAAGTTCGTAGCCCCATCCTTTGGGTACTACACCGTTTAATCTAGTTGGTTGTTCCATTTATGTAATCCTCTATAGTAGTCCACTGCATATCTACAACAGTGTTTAGTTTGTCTAGGTTAGCACAAGTATATTTCTGATACTGCGACTTTAAATTATCTGGCATAGGAATATATTCAACATCTGCAGAATGCTTGCGAGCAATAGTTCTGCCTACTGTGTCAAAACTAACAGGATTTCCTGTACCAACATTGTATATTCCGCTTTGATTTACATTGAACATTTTTTCGTGTAATCTACAAATGTCTTCTACACATACAAAATCACGTTTGTAATCTTTTGAATTTTCAAATAATTTTACAACACCATTTTCTTTTGCTTGCTGTGTAAATTTAGTATAAGGACTTGCCTGATCACCTTTGTGCGATTCACCCTGTCCATACACATTAAAATATCTAAATCCCTGTACAGTAATTGCAAACTCGTCTTGGAACTGTCCTAAGAATCTATCAAACAGATATTTGCTCCACGCATATGGCGACTGTGGTAGTAATGGACCATCTTCTGTAAAATGTTCTGTAGGACCGTATACACTTGCACTAGATGCGTATTGTAAATTAGTACCAAAGTTTTCGCATACTTGTGCTAGCCTAACTGTAAACTCAAAGTTTTGTTCTAGTATTTGATTTACATCAGTATAGGTTGTTGAACTAATAGCACCTGTGTGTATGCACCAATCATAGTCTTCAGTGCTAGGAATAGTGTTAGGTACGTATTCCCATCCTTCTACTTCGTGTCCTTGCGATTGTAGATATAACGCAATATTTGACCCTATAAATCCTTTGTGTCCTGTTACTAGTATTTTCATCTGCTTGCCTCTATAATTTTTGTAGTGCTGTAGTCTTCAACAGTAGGTACAATATGCACATCAGCTAAATCGTGTCCTACTACTGTTTCTACTGTATAATCGCCGCCTTTAACTATTACGTGCGGTTTAATTTTTTTAATTAATTCGTATGGTGTATCTTCATCAAATACAACTACTTGATCTACCCATGGTAAAATCTCTAGCTGACTAATACGCTTCATTTGATTATTAATTGGGCGTGTTTCGCCTTTGAGACGTTTTACACTAGTATCGCTATTGATGCCTACAATTAGTTTAGCACCAATTGTTTTTGCTTCTTTTAAGAGCTCAAAATGACCCTTGTGCAGTATGTCAAACACTCCATTAGTAAAGACTACTATTTCTTCTAAATCGTGCTGTTGTAGCGTGTATGTGCCTACGTGCTTGACGCTTTCTGTAGAACCTTTAACAGCAAGATCAATTGCATGTTTGTAATCGTAACCTTTTGTTAACCCATATACAAATGCAGCTAAGAAGCAGTCGCCTGCGCCTGTTACATCTGCAACTTCAACTGGCTCTACATCTATTTCAAATACTTCATTGTCAATGTTAGCAATAACACTTTTATCTGCTCTAGTTGTAATAATATTACCATGCCAGTTAATAAAGTATTCTTGGAATTCTTTTTCGTTGGGCTTTACTAACCAAGCACCTTTGTAGTGACTAGCGTGTTCTTTAGGATCTACAATAACTTTGCAACCATATGTGTTTAGGTGTTTGATTATCTCAACACTTTCGTCTAGTGTACCTTTGTTATAATCGCTTAGAATAACATAATCATACTCATCAAAGTCTTGTGATAAGATGTATGTAAGAAACATGTTACCATCTGCAATGTAATCGTCATCAATGCGTGTTATGTAATGTCCGTCACAGATTACTCTAGTCTTTACACTAGCTTTATCAAAGAAGTCAACCAGTTTGACATCTACACCTAAACTTTTAAGATTTTCGTAAACAAGTCCGGCTCCACCTACAGTTTCAACTTCACGTTGATATGTTACAACAGGCACCGGCGCTTCTGGACTAATGCGTGTTGATGTACCGTAGATATATTTGTCGACAATGATGTCACCGAGAACTAAAACTTTCATGCTTATATTATACAGTCTTTTGAGTTAATTGTCAAGTAAATTAATAGTTTTAAAGACAGTTTCTAGCTTGTTTAAATTGACTTTGCTTTGAAGTGTGTTACGCAATCCATGATGTAATGGTTTGGGCCATTTAGTAAAACTACACCATGCATACCCGTCGTGTTCGTTGTTTAGTTTAGGTATAAATTCTTCTTTTACAACGCATAGATATGTATGAAAATAGAAGTTACTGTCAGGAGATACAAAACTTTCTAAAGGCAGCGTTTTTTTAATATCGGGAACATTTCCAATTTCTTCTTCTATTTCACGTTGCAAGCCTTCCCAAGGAGTTTCAGCTCCTTCATTAGTCCCGCCAACTAGTCCCCATAGATTAGCACGTTTGCCTTGTGCCCTATGAAGAAATAAAAATCTATTTGTGTCTAAGGTGTAAAATAATGCACCACTACATGTAATAAGATTGCTCATACATATAGTTATCCGGCTAGTTCTACCCTCCAGGTACCAACTGGATAATCGCCATCTATACTTAGTAACCATTCACCGTTATTAAATCTGTATTGTACACTAGTGTTAAGATTTGTAGTGTACGTAACTTCTTCTGTAGCACTTGCATCAAACACAATATTCCACTTACTTCCATCCCATTCGATGATATCATTTGCACTAGCAATTAAAGCAGAAGTATCTGCATTTTGCCAAGCTACAGGAGACTCAGTGGCGTTATCGTTTCCTACATCGTCTAATAATAATAGTCTTACGCCGCTAGTTTTAATACTAGACGGATTAAAGTTAGTTGGATTAATAATGTAATCGATGCTAGTGCGCCCGGCTATTACTGTATCACTTGGGAAACTGTCTGTATCCCAATTAATAATTATTTTTCCTTCATCAAACGGACTTAGGGTAAATGTGCCAGTAACTGTACTTGCATTTTCTTGGCTTGTAAAGAATATACGACTTACATCAGCAGCATATTGTCCAGGCAATGCTTCAAAAATCTCTCTCCAATTTTTATTACCAACTATACCGTTTGAATATAATTGCGCAGTATCGCCGTCTAAGAAAGCACCATATGTCTTATAGTTAACATTAGCCATTTCGCTTGCTGCTTCACTTTGTGCTTTATTACCAAATTTATTTTGTGTAATACCTGCCCTAGGAACATCATCGTATGCATTTAGGATAGGAGCACTTACTCCTTCTTCAATTGTACCTAAACTTTCGTCAAACATACTTGTGATGATATTTGTAATAACTCCCATTTTACGAACTTTAGTCGGAGGACTAATATAAATTGGAACACTGAATGTAAGTGTAGCAATATCAATTTCACTATCAACGCCTACTGGTACACTTCTATTACTCCATGTAACGTTTTCTAAATTAACAACGGTAATACTAGTCCAGTCAATAAAGTTATCTGTAGTTTGCATTTCTAAACTAGGATTAAACAATACAAGGATTTGTTCTAGTAGTTGCAGTTTTTGATCCGTATTGCTTGTCCAAATATCTGCATTAACACGCATCATATATGGTGTAGGTATTAGTCTTTCAACTGTATAATTTTTACCTTGAGTATTTAGATATTCTCCTGCTGTTTCGTCCCATTCACGCTCTCTAATATTAGTTTTACGAGTATAAGTAGCGTCAGTTAGTCTATCTTTGTCTAATTCTAAGCCAGTTAAGTAAACAGCAATACGAGGAGCACTAGGTAATTTATTTTCTGAGTTTTCACGTATAATATTAGCAACTTGGCGTGTTAAATCGCCGTAAGTAACAGGCACTTCTTTTTGAATACCTTTACCATCTTGCACAGGAAAGTTTGCAAGTATACGCATCATTTGTGTAAGATATCTTCTTACTTGTCCGTCATAAAAATGTTGCATTAGTTATCCGCCTTTGGACGCAGTGCTTTTGATAAACTCTGTCTTTCTTCAACAGTTTCACCGCTAATTTCGCTAGTTTTAGTATTATTAATAAATGATGTTTTATATGTCTGGCGCTCAAGAGTATTACTTAGTGACATTCTAATATCGTCGTTAACTTTTACCCAACGCTGTCCGTCATATCTAAACATTCTATTAGGTAAGAAGTCTGTGCGTAAAAAATAATCGCCTTCTTCATTAAGTCTTGGAAATGCAATACCAAATCCAAACGGTGCTCCATTAGGAGCTGCATCTCCAGTTCCGACTAGATACCCGGTATAACCTTCACGCTCGGGTCTGCTTGCAATTTCGTCTGCACTTCTATTAATATTACTTGCATCAATATCAGTATCATCAGCTGTTTGTAATGCTACGCTACCGTCGTCGTTTGTTGAAACTGTATAGTAATGACTAATATCGTATCCGCTTTTAGGAGCATCTGCTTCTGCTTGTGCAACTACTGCATTTGATATTTGCATTTCTTTTTCATACGTACTAAGCAAATCTCTTAGTGTATCACTAGATCCTTCTTCTGCAGGTAAATCTAATATTTCGTTGTATTCTTGTCCGTCGTATATTTGCTTTAGTTTTAAACGATATAAATGTGGATACCAAGTCTGACTAAAACCTTCTGCTGCACGGTTTACATCTTCTACAACATAAAAACGTTTAAGTGCAACACTGTAATCATTAAGAGCATATTCGTCTTTTAAATGAGGCAGTTCGATTACATCACCTGACATTATTTTTCTGCCTAATGTTTTAACTGAACTATTAATATGTATAGTCAACATAAGTGTATCATTGCTTAAGAACAACCCAAATTGTGATAAATCAAAATCAATATCTTGGACATTATAGATGCCTCGAATACTATAAATATCTGGATCATACTTTCGATCTCTATTTTCTAAAAATAACAAATCTTGTATATTAGTTTCTTTTACAGCGTCATATGTAGGCTGATCAGCCGTACCTTCACCTGCCGCAGGATTTTCTGCACCAAGAAATTTGTGAATATTAATATCTGTGCCGCCAATCGTAAACATTTCTTGGATTTGCTTGTCCAAAAAGTGATAATCGTTGCCGCGTTCTGGTTTATATAAGCTGAGGCGTGGGATAGTTATTCTCCTATTCGTTATACATATTTATCGTTACCGATAAATACTATTGGAGACTTTCATATGACACTAGCAACACAAAAACAAGAAGTATACGATTATGTAAACACATTTCTCGGCGGAGGAATGGTTGACGTTGAGCTTGATCCTATACATTACCAAACAGGTTTAAATAAGGCATTAACACGTTATAGAATGCGTAGTGATCATGCTGTTGAAGAATCGTATATGTTTCTTACAACTGTTATAGACCAAAATGAATATGTATTGCCAAATGAAGTAATGGAAGTTCGCAAACTATTCCGCAGAAGTATTGGATCAAGAACTGGCGGCGGCGACGGCGGCAGTATGTTTGAACCGTTTAATATGGCATATACAAACACATATTTGCTTTCGGGTTCAAAATTAGGCGGATTGGCAACATATGACTTATTTGCACAACACCAAGAACTAGTGGGCAGAATGTTTGGTAGCTTTATTGAATTTAAATGGAGCAGCACTAGTAAAAAGCTAACACTACTACAACGTCCTAGAGCAGAAGAAGAATTACTACTTTATTGTTACAACTATCGTCCAGATAGTGAAATTTTAAATGATTACCTAGCTGTACAATGGATTAAAGATTACACACTTGCTAGTTGTAAATATATGCTCGGCGAAGCACGTAGTAAATTTGCTACTATTGCAGGACCACAAGGCGGCTCAACTCTAAACGGTGACACACTAAAAGCAGAAGCACAAGCTGAAATGGAAAAACTAGAAACAGAAGTAAGTCAAGCAGTTAGCGGCGGCACAGGCTACGGTTTCTTAATCGGCTAACCTATTGAAATTGTTAGATAATTTTCTTCAATGATTTCAATGACTTAAAAACCACCCGAGTTTACGCTAACATTTTGATATGCAGTAAATACAATATAACAAAGGAGTTACTATTGTGTGCAGTCCATTTGTAAGAAAAGAAGCCAACAGACTTTTTTGGTTAGTTAAAGGTCACCTTATCCCTATATCGGAGCCAGACAATATTGTCGAAGGCTATTATGAAAGTTATTTCAAACGCTTGTGGAATGACGAATCTCAGTGTTTAAGCGAGTACGAACATGGCTTTGAGCAAGCATGGACAGAAAGAGAAGAAGAAATGCTTGAAGAAGAACTTAAAAAAGTTTGTGTGCTAGGTTACGATTAAGGTTGACATTCTTTACAATCTAGTTTATAATAACTAGAAACAGTGGAGATTTATATATGAAACCTAAGTTATTAGTTATCGGTCACGGTAGGCATGGCAAAGATACAGTATGCGAAATTCTTCGTGACAATTACGGATATACATTTGAAAGTAGCTCAAAGTTTTGTAGTAAACAATTCATTTATAACGATCTAAAGGACAAGTATGGATATGCTAATGAAGAAGAGTGTTATGCTGACAGGCATAATCACAGAGCAGAATGGTATAATGCTATCTGCGATTATAATGTTCCTGATGCAGCGACTCTAGGTAGAGAGATGTTTGCAGCCTACGACATTTATTGTGGGCTACGCAACAAGCGTGAATTCTTTGCAATGCAAAACACTGGAGTTTTTGATTATTGTATCTGGGTTGATCGAAGTATGCATTTAGAAGCCGAATCAAAGGATTCAATGAGTCTAGAACAATGGATGGCTGATTTTACTATTGATAATAATAGTACCTTAGAAGACTTAAAATTTAATATAGATCAGTTAATGAAATATTTAGAAGTCAGGACGTAGATCTCCCTGCTTCCAACGAACACCTTCTTTCTGCATAGTGCGTTGACAGTTTGCACAAATTGTTTTTAAATTTGTAGGCCGGCAATTATTTAAATCACCATCAATATGGAACACATTAAATTGTTCTTGATGCTTTGATTTAAATCCGCACTTTTCACAAACATCTTTTTTAGTATATCCTCGTTGCTTCCATATCGGTATTCCGTGTCCTAATCCATTCCGTAAACATTGCTCGCAAAGCTTGCGATAATAAGTCTTACCTTCTTTTTTATAGTTTATAGCAGCAGGTCGCTGTCCGCACTTGCATAATGGTCTCATATTGTATTTACCTCACCTTTTCAGCCCCTTTTTCGGTAGTATATAAAGGGTGTTTTAGTTCGAATATAATAAATACTGTATAGTAGAACACTAACAATCCAATAGGAGAAACAAAATGGCATTAGTATCACCAGGCGTAGAAGTCAATGTAATTGACGAATCATTCTACACTCCGGCAGCAGCGGGAACGGTACCTATGATCTTTGTTGCTACAGCTAGTAATAAAACTAAAAGCAGTGGCACAGGAACAGCAGAAGGTACATTAAAAGCAAATGCGGGCAAACCATATTTGATCACCAGCCAGCGTGAGCTTGGTGAAACATTTGGCGACCC